GGATAAGCTGGATTCGTTGTATGGCGGGAAAGACCTGCCCGTTGAGATGGGGCCTCGCGAAGAAACCCGTTTCGAGGTGCCGGATTATGGGGAACGGTCCCACGTCAACGGGGCGTTGGCTATCCGGGCCGATCTATTCTGGAAGGCGGGCGGGTACGACAGTCGTGTGTCGTTCGGACGCGAGGACGTTGAGTTGTGTTATCGACTTCGGAAGGCAATGGGAATAGACCCTATCGCCGAGCGGATGCCGGGCAGCTTGTGGCGTTTGTATGGATTCACAGTTGGGGCGAAACCGGATACATATAAGAAAAGGCTTGGCAACGTGGCCGGATGGTATGAGAGCGAACGAATCTTCAAGTATATTCAGGATAACCCGGACGGGATGACTCGCGCACTCCGCAGGGCGGCAGAAATCAAACCCAACGACGACGCGACACCGTAGAGGAATTCCGTGGCTCGTCAACGAATCGTACAACTGGATTATGAGCCGAACGAGAAGCAGTCCCTCGCCCACGCCGCGTCGGAAATGTTTATCCTGTACGGGGGTGCTGTTGGCGGAGGCAAGACGGTATACCTCATTAACGAGCTTCAACAACTTTGTCTTGAGTTCCCCGGCAACCGCGTTTACTTGTGTCAGCACGAACTCGCGACTTTCATGGCGAACGTCTACCCCAAGCTGATTTCGTTCCTCGCCCATTCCGCCGTAGTCCACCACGACCGATCCCGTCGCGTCATTCGATACCAGAACGGCAGCGAGCTTTGTTACGGCGGTTTACGCCCGTCGGGCAACGATAGGGAACTGAGCCGGGTGAAAGGCTCCGATTGGGGCGCGTTCGGCGTAGACGAGGCGTCCGAGACGCAAGAGATGTTCATCAACATGCTTATTCGTTCCTTGCGGCTCCGTTTGCCCAGCGGGAAACGGCCCCGTTATCGCGGGCTCTTTACGAGTAACCCCGAAGACTGTTGGGTAAAGTCGTGGTTTATTGACGAAAGCTACCGCGACGAAAGCTGGCCGGACGGGTTGTTCAAGATCAAGGGCAAGCCGAACCGGGTATTCGTCCAGGCCCGTATCCACGACAACGAACAGAATCTTCCCGGCGCGTATGTCTCGAGGATGATGGAATCGTTCCGGGATACGCCGGGCTGGAAGTCGAGATATATCGACGGTAATTGGAAAAGCATCGGGGAGGAGCAGTTCAACGTCTTCCCCTATGCGACGGTCCGAGCGGCACAGGCCCGGACGGCGGCGACCGTGGACGAACCTATCGACGTGGGGATTGACGTAGCTCGGTTGGGCAGCGACGATTCGGTTATCGCCGCCCGGCAAGGCGACCGTATCTGGGTTGAGAATCGAATACAGGGACGCCATCGGCTCTTTCCCGACGTATGGGACGCGGTCCGAACGTTCCGCGACGGCAATCAGGTAAAGACATTTTATATAGACTCTGTTGGTGTGGGCGGCGGGCTTGCGGATAAGATGATTGAGGATGGTTTTCCCGTAACGGAATGGGTGGCCGGAAGTACGGAAGGGGTGGACAAGGAACGTTACTCGAACCTTCGGACGCAGGCTTCGTGGGAACTTCGCAAGATTCTTCAGGCCGATGGCTGCAAGATTCAGTTGCCGAGCGGCGAAGAGGCGAAAGAGGCCCGGAACGGGGAATTATGCGGCCAGTTCACGAGTATACGTTACGAGCGGATGTCTGACAAGAAAATCAAATTGGAATCGAAGCTGACGATGAAGCGTCGTGGTGCACGAAGCCCCGACCTCGCCGAAGCGATTATTATGGCATGCTCCGGGCTGACGCTCCAGCCGGATAAGCCACTTGGCCCGCCGGTCATTCGGTGGCTGTAAGGAGAACGACTGATGGCTACAAAGAAGAAAAGCGTTGTTGAGAAGCGGAGCGCCCAGGGGCCGGTTATCATGTCGTCTCTGTTCGGACGGCGCGTGCCGACAAGCCCGAAGAATGACGAGGAGTACCTGAAACTCTTCGGTGATAATCCGTGGGTCTACTCGTCCGTCTGGGCCATCTCGAACAGCGGGGCGAACTTGCCGATGCGTATTTTCCGCAAGGTGGATAAGAAGGCGGATACGAACCTTCAACAGCCGAGGGGGACGCCGGAAGGCTGGGAAGACGTGACGGACCAGAGCGAGAAATACGGTCTGGTTCGTATCCTCCAGAACCCGAACCCGTCGCAGACTACATACGACTTGCTAGAGACTACGCTAGGCTACTTGGAATTGGCCGGGCGTATGTATTGGGAAGTAGCGGAGATGAAGAATGGGGAGCCGGGCGAGCTGTATCCCGTCCGCCCTACGCGGATGCTTCCCGTAGCGGACAGCGAAGGATTCGGAATCAGTGGCTACGTTTTCAAGGTTGAAGGCTCGAATGATGAAGAGAAATTCGAGGCCGAGGAAATCATCCCGTTCCGGTACTTCGATCCGTTAAGCGATTGGGGCGGGCAGGCGGCGGTAAAGGCCGCGACGGTCGCTATCATACTCGACCAGCAGGCGAATGAATTGAATCAAGCTTTTTTCGCCAACGACGCATCGCCGTCTGGCGTGTTACAGGTAGATCGGGAAATCAGCGAAGAGGAATTCGAGCGCCTTTCTACTCAATGGAAGATTCGGCATAAAGGGGCGCGTAAGAGCTTCAAGACCGCGTTGCTTCCGCCGGGCGTCACGTGGTCAAAGACGGGCGACTCGTTGACGGAAATGAAGTTCGAGGGCTTGCGTAAGATGAACCGGCAGGAAATCCTGACCGTGTTCGGCGTCCCGCCCGTTAAGGTCGGGCTGTTGGAGTATGCTAAGTACAGCAACTTCAACCTTCAGGAGAAGGCATTTTACCAAGATACGATTCGCCCGAAGATGCACAAGATTGAATCGTCGCTTGACAAGTTTCTCGCCCCACGTTTTGCGAAGGAAGGCGTATTTCGTGTTCGCTTTGATATGAGCGAATACTTGGCCGATGATTTCCTGACGCGGGTGAAGGCCAACGATATGCTCTTCCGAATCGGGGCACGGAACGCTAATGAGATTCGCAAGGAACTGGGGCTGGGTGCTCCATACGAAGAGGGCAACCAGTATTACGTCACGGCTCAGGTCGGCCCGGCGGGCGAATTGACGGTGGAGCAGACCGAGAAGCGTTGGTTGGCCGGTAACGAACAGCTAGAGCAAATCGTGGCCGAGGTCCGCGAGCAGGCTGAGGCGAATGGGAAAAGCGTGCGTGAGATAATCGACGAGGAGGTTCCGGTCGGCGATGACGAATAGCCTATCACGATTCGACGTTGACCTGATTGCACGGCGCGTTCTGTTCGCGAAGGCCGCGCCGGGGCCGGTGCCACCGTGCGCTATACCAGTACCCGGCTCAACATTTCCAATAAATTATACGACGCCGAAGGATTATGAGTGGGCAAGTAAATTATCGGAGGATCAGCGCCAGGCTGTCGCGGCATGGCAGAGTAATAATTACCAGTATATTCGCGAGTATCAACAGTTTGGTGAGACGATAGAAGCTCAAGCGAAAAAGTGGACGAAAGATTTGGGGTCTGCGTGGAAAAAGGCTCCGAAGCATACTAAGGGTACGGTCTATCGTGGTGTTCAGTTGACGAAGGAACAAGCAAAGGGTTTCTCGTTCGGTGAGATAGAGTTTGAGAATTTTACAGCTACGTCTCTCGATAAGTCGATTGCTCGGAATTTCGCGACGAAGAATGTAGGTGAGCGGCAGCCTTGTATCTTTGAGATTCGACAGTCGAAGACAGGTCGTCGTATTCTTGGGGCAGGGCGAGAGGACGAGGCCGAAGTTCTATTCGGCGCTGGGGCTGAGTTTGATATTAGCTACGACGGGGTTGAGAACGGTGTATGGCGATTCATTCTGACGGAGATAATTCGATGAAGATACTGACGGAGAAGTTTGGTAGTATCGGTATGGATGGGATAGTATTTCGTCCGAAGAAGAAACTGAAGAAGAAACCGATAAAGGAATCTAAGTGACCCCTCAGCCCGGAACCTTAGCGAATATCGAATCGCCGGAGACGCTGACCCAGCGTCCGTCCCGCCGATTCGCCGACGCGCAGAAACTCCATCGTGAGATACAGCGCCTCGCCCACCAATCCGCTGTTCGTATGAAGCCCCTAATCGACGAATGGTTTGATCTGTCGCATACTGCTATTATTTATGGAGTTCGGACGCAACTGGAGATGGGCCTGGAGCCGATAGAGAAGGGTATCCAAATCGAGAAGGCTACGCCCGGCAAGATTACGTCTCGGCTCGTGGACTGGGGCTGCATCGATGCTCATGGGATACTTCGCGTCCGTCCGTTAATGTTGGAGTACGCGGTCAAGGGCGCGAACGCGGCGGTCAAGTACCTTCGCTTTACCGGCTCGTTTGACTTATCGAATCCGGCTATCAATAAGTGGGCGTCTACGCAATCGTCCAAGATGGTCCGTGAGATAACGCGGGGGCTGCGTGGCAATATCCGTAAGGTTATCACCGAAACGGTACGGGCCGGACGCGGCGTGAACGAAGCGGCCAGTGCGATACGGAAGCTCCAGTCATTCAACTTGACGGCCCGGCAGGTGGAGTACGTCGAGAACTACCGCCGCAAGCTGGATTTATTCCACGGCGACTGGGCGAACGTCCGCTCGTCTGACGGCGTGAAGAATGTATTAGGGCGAGTTGGCCCGTCCGACGTGACGCGGCTATCGACCGACGAACTGGGGCGTGTCCATCGGGCGGTCTATCCGAAGGGGGCACCGACGCGGAAGCTAATCGACCAGCGAGTGACTCGATACCGGAATATGAAGCTGAGGCAAAGGTCGATTTCGATTGCCCGTACCGAGTCGATAAATTCATTGAACCAAGGAATGATGGAGTCGTGGAAGGAGGCGGGGGTCGAGCGATATGAATGGATGGCCTCGTCGGACGCATGCCCAATCTGCACGGACTTGAATGGTCGCGTCTGGAACGTCGGTCACGGCCCCGTCCCGACAGCTCATCCTTCGTGCCGCTGCACCGTCGTTGAGCGGGATAAGGGAAAGAAAATAGGAGACTAACAAATGAAGATTGAAGACCTGACCGTAGACCACATCGAGAAGAGCGCTGACGCCGCCGAGCTTCGGGACTTCAAGAAGAGAATCTACGCCTTATATCATAAGCATTACGTCGAGGGCCGTCGTGATTCGCCCGTCCCGTATAATCGGTTGCTCGATCTGTATGAGTCCGTTACCAAACGCCTCAATGACATTTGGAGTCGTGGCCGTCGCAGGGATAAGACGGACCTGGACGCCGCGTTATCCAGCCGCCGTATGCTCGGCTTGGATACCCAGTCCCTAGACGCCGTGACGGTAGTGGACGGTGCGATGGCCGTGGTCGGTAAGCAGGTAGCGGACTCGATGAACGCCGAAGACGTGGAGGTTCGTATCGCTCCGGAACTAATCGAATGGGAAGGCGCGGACGAGAGCTTGAAAAAGGCTTTAATCAATGTCGGGGTGATGACTGGGAAGCCGGGCGATATGACGGGCTTCGAGGATGACGCGGACCAACAGGTAATCTATTTATATGACTTGAAACTGGTCCCCCGCGACCGGGCGGCACGGTCTGTCCGGAAGGGGACGGCGGCAACTCCCGAGCCGCTCCCGATCCCGAACACGGGCGAGAGCGAAAAGACGG